CGTGGCGCCCGCACCGGAACCTGTCGTAGCATCCGCACCGGAACCTGTCGTAGCATCCGCACCGGAACCTGTCGTAGCATCCGCACCGGAACCTGTCGTAGCACCCGCATCTGAACCTGTCGTGTCCACCGCACCAGAACCTGTCGTGTCCACCGCACCGGAACCTGTCGTAGCACCCGAACCTGAACCGGAACCGTCAATTGACGCGGAAGTTATGTCGCATTTATCTACACAATCAACCCAACAATCTGTAGGCTCATTACCATATTCAAGAGCATCAAGTAATAGTAGCGTACGTAGCAGCAGTATTAACAGTGTAAATAGTGTGACCTCAATGCGTTCCATGAAGAGTAACTTAATAGCGCCACCACCGTCCCTTGCAAGCCCACTGACGTCTTTTTCATCATCAATGCCAAAAACGGATCAAGATATTGCCTCTCAATATCCTGGTTCTGGCATTGGCATACAACCCGCAGTAGGACAACATCCAATTGAAAATGATGCCTCATCAACAGTAACTACAATGTCTTCCTCATTAGCCACCAGTTTGGCAAATTCAAAAGAATATAAGAAATTTCATAATCAATTACAATCCCTACGCCGTAATAACAAATTCATACTGAAAGAATGCAAAGATAGCAAACGACTGTTAGATTTGAAATATCAACGCCTTACCAAAAAGATAAACTATATACAAATATCAGTAATTTTCTTGTCCACTCTTTCAGGATTTATGCAAGGTACGAAGGAACATTTTGGGACTTCACCTACCGCGGTTACGGTTTCTGGTATAACTATATCAACTTATATTTCGCTCGTTCTATCTATTGCCAAATACTATAAGTTCGACGAAAACAAAGAGAAAATTACCAATTTACGAGAAAAATATGCTGCATTGCATAACAAACTAGAGTTTCGTATGGATGTATTGGGACCATGGATGAATAAAAGTCTTTGGGAACATCAAGATCATGCCATAAAATATAAGGAATGGAGTGAAATTGTTTCCTCCATGAATGAAGAATATAAAGAAATAATTGCGGCAAAACAATTATTATGTACTGAATTTGAAATAATTATGGATTCTACTAGCAGAAACAAATACCATATCAAAAACAAAAATATGGAACACAGCAATCGTTCGAATCTCTTTGGGGCATTGAAAAAAGAGTATGATCTTGAGCAACATATAAAGAATACGCCTGAAATATTAAATTTTACTAACTCGATTCGATTACCGGATGATGAGCTAGATAATTGGGATGAAGACGATTTTGAGGTATAAATAAAATTGATGTTATCATTATCATTATCATTATCATTATTATCATTATCATTATCATTATTATCATTATCATTATTGTTGTTGTATTTATTACACCTCAAACCAAATACTATCCCATGTGTTTAATCCATTGTGATATTTGCTATATTTACAAAAAAGAATTGATTGATACAGGATGTAAAAATAATCATCAAACCTGCAAACTATGTTTGGACAAAATCATAAGGATGAATAATCTGTGTCCATTTTGTCGCGATACTTGTAGTAAAGATCTGCCGTCTGTTGTCCCAATATATGTGGAAGGGACACAACACACAGTTGAAGAAATGGAGCAATCCTACTCACATAGTAGAAGATAGAGAAAGATGTCATATAGATATAGATAAAAGGGAAGATATATGGTAACAATGTAAGTCGAGAGAATAGAATAGAATAGATTTTTCAAGTAAATAATTACTACAAAATATAAAATAATAAAATATCTTTTATTTTTATTATTTTAATTACTTTATTATGCAATACTCATGTTATTTTTTAAATAAGTAGAAATGTGAATGTTTTGTCTCAATGTGTCATTTCATTAATTATTACTAATTTACTTACTTGGAACAATATTGTCTCCTTCAAACAACTCCTTTTTGATATCGTCGACCGTAGCATCTTCGCCAAGAGTCTCAATTTGTGTATTGGTATTATCCACAGAAGTAAGATTTCCATTCTCATCTACGGTTTGTGTGATTTTATTGCCGGTTTCTTGCGCTAATTTCTTATTCTTTGCAATAGCTTCGCGTTTCGTCTCCTTCACTCTATACTCGAATTCGTTCTTTGCCTGCTCCTCATTCTTCTCCTTCTCAGACATTAACTCGTTCAAAGTCTCTTCCATATATTCCACCTTGCCCGTTTTGTAAGCATCAGGGTGGAAGGGAATCCACATTCCTACAGGACCAACGTAGACATCATGATTAGGATCAACCTTTCTCAACACTTTGGCACGCAATTCAGCCTCTTCTTGTGTTGGAAAAGAACCGCGAATCTTGATTCCACGAATAGACGTCTGAAAATCGTGTTTTGCATTGAATTCCTTCTCCAATTTGTCTTCTGTGCGGTCCATAAAATTTTTGTACTCATCTTCCATTTTCATGGAAACGATATTATCACGTTCAGAATCAACAAATTCTTTCAAATCTGCAGCAAGATTATCAAAGGATAAGTTGTACTTGAAACTCAAAAAATTTAAGAATTGATTATACTTCTCCAAACTTTTATGAAAGTCCCACGATTTGATAAAATGTTCAAACATAAACATTTCTTTTTGCTTTAAAATTTCTTCAGGAGAAATGAAAGATATGCACGAGAACTTTTGTGCGGCAATTGGCTTATCTTCATCTAAAAGATCAACATATTTATCGTTTTCTGTACCATCGGTATTGAATCTAGGTTCTAATTGTCTGTTTTGAGAAAAATTACTCATATTTATTATCCTTTTGTATTATTCTTATGTATATATATATATATCCTTATAGCTTATTGTTTTTAAGTTCAAACGCGAGTAATCAATACTTTAAATATTACATATATTATATATCTTTTATTAAATAAAATATAATGCTAGACAGCAGGGGGGACGAAATGAAGATTAATAACGAATTGATAACGAATATTGCATTCTCAAGTTCATCATATCATGAACTTACAAAAGATACATACCTTACTGAATCAATTACTATAAATGACAACTTGTATTTTGAATTTACAAAACCAAATATAATATTTGACGGTAAAGGATACACTATTACTATTGACAATGTTTCAAACTTCGCTGGGTTGTTTAGAAATGGAAATAAAAAGAACTCTAGTACCATTAACACCAATAGAATTATAATAAAAAATATAAAACTAGAGATAAAAGGTAATACTACGCAATTAAAGAATTCTGGGTGGATTTGCCAAGAAAACTTTGGTACTTATTCCTCTACGAACAACACCATCACTTATGTTGATACCTCCACACCATCACCCTCATCACCAATTCCTCATCAAAAGATAATTACGCATTCTACTCCAGCTCCACTCGCAAGAACGCTGAACAATAATACTGATACTACTGATACTCCTGCACCGAATTTGATAATACCAGATAATATAGAGTATACATCCAATGTTGATTATAGACATGGAATCACAACATATATTTTTCCTCATAATGCAACTAGAAATTTTTCATTAAAAACTAAAAATTTAGAAATTACGGCAATGATGCTTGTAGGAGGCGGAGGTGCTGGTGCAACCACCCCCGCCAATTGGTATTCCGCAGCTGGAGGGGGTGGAGCTGGTGCAGTAATTTATTATAACCGTGATGAGAATGATTACAAAATGAATATGACAGGAAATATTCATGGGAATATTGCAAATGATAGTAGTGGAAATGGGAACGATTCGATTGTCGAAATAAACACATACGACGCTTCCATCTTGGATAACTTAGAATCAATACAGAAAAACATTTTGTGGGCTAGAGGAGGAGAAAACCCACCTAACCCCTCAGGTACAAACATTTTAAATCATGGAGGTGGAAGTTATAATGCCTATGGATATGAATCATTGACCGACAATGAAGAATACAATGAATTAACGTCGACGATCGGTTTCATAACTATGGGAAATAAAACCGGAGGAAGAGGAATGTATGATAAAGAAGGTGCTGGAGGTGGAGGTGCTACGGGACATGGAAAGAATTCAGTTAACACCGGAATTGGTCAACCCGGTGGAACCGGGTTTATTTACAATCCTATCGATACCCCTATAATCATCAATGGCACAGATGACTTAGGTAGATCCTTTGTAACAAACTTACCCGATGGATCTGTACCGGAAGATATAAAATTTACAGGGTACACTACTGTTTTAGAAAATGCTTTCAAGTTAACTGAATTTACTGCTTATGCAAGTTTAAATGATACAATTTATCTACCAGATACGATTACTTCTATAGGAAACTATGCATTTCAAGGTAACACAAACTTGATGAGAGTTATCATTGAGGATGGCGCTTATGTATATACCGTTGGTGAAAATATCTTTAAAGATACAGGACTTATTTACTTCGAAGCTCCACAAGACGTATTGGATGTATTTGGGGTAACAGTAACAGTAGGAGAAGAAAAGACTACCGTAAGCGGGTCTGGTAATAATGTGAGAGTTTCCCTTCCAACCAACAACAATAATTCAATGGCAGTTTCTGGAGGTGGTTACGGAGGAACTGATGCAGGGAGTTTCGGACATTTAGGAGCCCTCCCTACTACTTCAACAAATTATGGTTCAGGAGGAGCTGGAGGACATACTGGGTGGAGCAACACGTCGCGTAGATATGGTGCTAGTGGTAGAGGTGGAGCCTTAGTTCTAACAATTCCGAATACCATGAATGTTTCTGAGACTTCAATCACTATCCCGACGTCATATAGTCCATATAATATAATAATTCCAGATGAAATAGAGTCTGATAAATGGATATATCTAGATACTCCTATATCAAAAAATTTTATTTTCCCTTATACGATAGGTAAATCATTTACATTGACAACAAACAATTTAGAAATTAGCTCATTGCTGATTTGTGGAGGAGGAGGAGGAGGTTCTACATCACGATCTGATTACTATTCCGCCGGAGCTGGAGGTGGTGCAGGTGGAATTGCAATATATAACGAAAATGATGATCTTTTGAATCAAAAGTTAACTGGACAATTACAGGTATCTATTGGTGGTGATAGTGGATTTGATAGAAGTGGGAAAGCTTCCATAGCATCATTACCTCTCGTCTATATTCCTAAAGGAAGATATGTATTTATTCTATTGGAGACGATAAACGTCCCTATGCATTATGCAGAAATATATATTCTGGATGAAGATGAAAATAATCTTGTTACCAATGAATCGGTAGTTTTAGCACATAGCAAGATAGATACTGGAGAAAACGATGTTGAAAATGTTGTAGATGGTGATAATAATACATTTCATGAAACCAAAACGAATACTAATGGTGCACGTAATTGGCTAGGTATAGATTTAAGTGACGATAAACCAATACATGAGATTCGGATTATAGGGAGAGATGGCGACGAGTACAAATATGGAGGTACGTCTTACGATAGTACAGTCCCATTTCGTGTGTACGTTTATAAATCTGTTGATTACACCGGTACATTTGATTCAACAGGTCCTCTTGACTACGATAATTACCATTTTCATAGTAACGATTTTACAAAAGATACTACTGATAATCAAGAAACTTATTATATACGTGCTCCTATACCACGTCCTATTGTCGCTGTTGCTTCGGGAGGATTCAAACCTAATAATCCAAATGCCGATTATGGAGTTTATAATGAGGGAGGAGCGTCTGGTGCAACAGTATTTTCTCATCCGCTTCATGCTATTTCTAATGAAGTCTACGTTAGAGATGGGTTCGAAGGGGGTAGATTTCATGAATATTACCATCTTGGAGATACATATTATGGAACTCATGAAGGAGGTGGTGGCGCAGGTGCTAGTGGGAAAGGAGAGGATGCAAATGGAAATGGACTCGGTGGTTCAGGAGGGGCTACATTTATTCACTACCCGTATAATTTTGATTCCATATTAAATGGAATAATTAATAGAAACCACCAGGAAATATCTGTTTGTCCTGGAGGGAAAGGAGGTAATGATGGTGGTCGAGAGCAAACTCAGCCGATCAAATCGTCTGTTTACGGTGGAGGAGGCGGAGGAGGAATGAGTGGGCAGGGGTCATATAGAAATGCTGCAGAAGGTACCGGTGGGGTGTTCATGATCACCGTTCCAAGAACGATGACTGTTTCAGGAAAAAGTACTCATGATGATAGTGTGTATAATAATCCGACTACCGTGATTCCAACAAGTATGAGCGTAGTCGAAGGATTAAATCTTATCGGTATCCCAGCAACAGGAACAATCGCAGGTGACAATATTAAGTCCTTGTACAAGTATAATGGTACAGATAAAAAATACGAAACAGTAATCAAGGATAGTGATACAAACAATTATCCTGTTCAACAAAGCAATGGATATTGGGTGGTCACTACTACTAGCGAATCGTTGGAAATGCAATATATATAACGACGATTCGTTGGACATGTAATAAAACCACTTAGGTTCAATGTTTTTTTTCTAATCACATATTATAATAAAAACTTTTTGTATATTATACATACTACCTATATATCATAATGGACGGAATCATTGATTTAGCCGAATTGTTCAAAAGAGCCATCAAGTACTTGGTTGAAGGTATCATGGTTGCAATTGCTGCTTATGCCATCCCTAAGCGTTCTTTGTCTCTTGACGAAGTCGCCCTCATTGCCCTCAGTGCGGCAGCTACCTTTAGCGTTCTTGACACCTATGTCCCTGTTCTTGCCGTAAGTGCTCGTTCTGGTGCCGGTTTTGGTATTGGTGCTAATCTTGTTCGTTTCCCTGGGGGATTTTAAATTGAAAAGGATAATCATACTAATAAATTCAACTTGTATTACAATACGTTACCAAAAGTAATTGAAACATAATATATATTATCAACCATTCTATAGTATATATTATATTATCATCATATTATTATCATATTATTATCATATTATTATCATATTATTATCATATTATTATGACCTAAACTGTATTGACAATTAGGTAAACAATAATGAATTGAATAATACATGTAATTAATCCTACACCCAAATAACTGTGATACAACATATTGAGGTGCTTCATTTGAATATCGTCGCATTCATCCATGGTGCCGCACTTGTTTATGGCATATTGCATGCGTGCAGCATACGGACCTAGCCCTGAAAATAAATAAAATGTAGAAATGAAGATGAATCCTACAGATAAAACGCTGGCAAATACAGGATGAACCTTGAGTGATTTTACCCTAGACATATGATAGAACAACAAACTAACTGTAATTAAAATAGCAGAAAGATTCAACCACATACTCAAAAGGGATTCGGGAACATAGACGCTATCTGAAAATGCTAAATCGACAGCATTCTTGTTTTCAGATGATACATGAACAGGCATAATTTTATATTTAGAACGAATAAAAGCGAACGAACCAAAACAATTCTTATATTATACCTATATTTTTGTTATTTATCTATAAAGTAGGAATAAATTCCCAGTCAAGTTCTCTGCATATTTTTTTCCATATTTCATCCTGTTCTATTCGTTTTTCTCGGTCTTTTAGCATTGGAAAAAATGGGAGGAATTCTCTTTGATCCAACAATTCACATAATTTATAAACGGTATAATAATAATTGAGGAAATTGACACGATCGTCTGGACAATATTTTGCGTATGGTGCTTGTATTTCCATAAAAAGATTGCATAAACTTTCTTCTAATTCAGGTGACATAACTGGTGGTTTGATGCCTAATTTGTCTTTGATAAATGGTATGTGTTCATAGTACTTATTGTATCCCAATTTCTTAAGAATTTCTTTTGCAGATCGATTGTCAAAGTTTTTCAAATCGATGCGTTCTTTTCTAATTTGGTTTTTGATATTGTCCAATACCGCATCAGGGATTTGCGTGGTTTCTTTTGCCTGGAATTGTGCAAGAATTTCTCTAAAATGGTTAATGCGTTTGTATGCGTAGAAACATGCCTCTTTCGGGGGTTCCTTATAGGATGGTTTTTCATTTTCTACCAAATAGGGAACATTCACGAAACATTGGTTACATACCATTATGCCCTCGTGTTCAATCGGGATGAGTTCACCCTTTCTACATTCTCCGCATACATCAGAGTCTTGGATAAATTTATTAATGTCCAAAAATGTCTCATCCATGTTGATTAGATATTGTTGTGATATATTTGTTGTGATGGATTCTGAATTCTCTCCTTCTTTGTCTTCTATTTTGAAAAAAGAATTGAGTAATTTTGTTTTATTATTGTTATTGGAGACATCTTTTTTGTTTTCAAAATAAGTATGGATGAATTTGTTGTTGGTAAGATAGTAGTCAGTTTGCCTTACCTTTTCTTGTCTAAGTTTTTTCTTGATTGCCTTTACTCTTTCTTCTTTATCAAGAATATCGGTAATGGAAAGATTTTGTACGGATTTTAGTTGTTTTTTGAGTTCTTTCAATTCATTCTCTAACTCGGGTGCTGTGTGGGTATTAAACACCTGAAACAGTTGTTCCGTTTCTTTGTGCTTGCTATCAAGCGTAGTTATGCTTTTTTTATTGACTACTATATTTTTATTGGTTTTATGTTTAAAAGAAGGCATATTAGGATAGGATAGGATAAGATAAGATAAGATAGGATAGGATAGGATAGGATAGGATGGAATCAGGAACCGATATCAATCATACAAATCTACAGTATAGTAATAGTATATTTATGGATTTAATGAAGAATTAAAACTATATAAATTTAGAAGATACTTCTATTTATATCATTTTAACTTCTTGGGAAATCGTTGTGCTATTTGGGAAATAGTATCAAAGAAATGTAAACAACACAACCGATACCATGGAAGTAGAGAAAAAGGTAAATATTTATGAAATTAACAAAATACATTTTGTACATGATTATTTAGATAAAGGTTGGCAGGTACATATTCAAAAATACAGGGGAGATCATGACAGTAACCGTAACAGTATACCCCTATGCAAGAATCGATTGGTTTTGAAGAATATAGGAGAATTGACAGGATCTCAACGTAGAACAAAAAGTATAGTATTATCTGAAGATGTCCTCCCTATGGGATATGGTGGATTGAATAAATTGGATGAATCATGGTTGAAGGAAAACAAAAAGATAGCATGCATTTATTCTTTTTTGCACAACACTTTAAGAAAAGGTTGGATCATTCGAAAACAAAAAGATGGAAAGACGAATTCTCATAAATCGGGGACGTATTGTTTTAGCAAACCTCATAAAAATCAAGTGAAATATTTGTCTGAAAATTATTTGCAGAAATTCATAGTTGACAATGTGAACGAAGATTTGGAATCGTGCCTTGAATGAATAAAGCTTTCTCCATTGACCATTTTTAATATAGACATCTTTGTGGTTGACTACATTAAGGAAATGTATACATGATTGAACGGGTCGCGTTAATATGCATGCACAATTGAATATTTAGCTAACCTTGGTTGGTTTAATTTAATTACCAAAAAAATAAAATATTTAGGAATATTATAAAACAACTTAAGCTACTCAAGATAATACTACTCAAAAATGGGAGGTGGATTAATGCAACTAGTCGCCTATGGCGCACAAGACGTTTACCTTACTGGTAACCCCCAGATTACTTTCTGGAAGGTGTCCTACAGACGCCACACTAACTTTGCCATGGAGTCCATTGAGCAGACTTTCAACGGTCAAGCCGATTTCGGTCGTCGCGTGACCTGTACCATCAGCCGCAACGGTGATCTTGCTTACCGTACCTATCTTCAGGTCACTCTTCCTGAGATCGGTAACACTGGTGCTCCTGACAACAGTGCCAACACTGGTATCTATGCTCGTTGGTTAGATTGCCCTGGAGAGCAACTCATCTCTCAAGTTGAGGTTGAGATCGGTGGTCAACGCATCGACCGTCAATACGGTGACTGGATGCACATCTGGAACCAGCTTACTCTTTCTGCTGACCAGAAGCGTGGATACGACAAGATGATTGGTAACACCACTCAACTTACCTACGTATGTGACCCTTCCTTTGCTGCCGTTGATGGACCCTGTGACTCCACTGCTCCTCGCCAAGTGTGTGCTCCTCGCATGGCTCTTCCCGAGACTACTCTTTACGTGCCTCTTCAATTCTGGTACTGCCGCAACCCCGGACTTGCCCTTCCCTTGATCGCTCTTCAATACCACGAGGTCAAGATCAACCTTGATCTTCGCCCCATTGACGAGTGCCTCTGGGCATGCAAATCCATGGGTGATGCCACCGCCACTACTGGAAGTTCCCCTGTCCAGAAGGTCACCTCTGCTTACCAACAATCCCTTGTTGCTGCTTCTTTGTACGTCGACTACGTGTTCCTTGATTCCGATGAGCGCCGTAGAATGGCACAGAAGCCCCACGAGTACTTGATTGAGCAACTTCAATTCACTGGTGATGAATCTGTCGGTTCTTCCTCCAACAAGATCAAGCTCAACTTCAACCACCCTTGCAAGGAGCTTGTCTGGGTTGTCCAACCTGATGCCAACGTTGACTACTGTGAGTCCGTTGAGGGTGGCAAAGATCTTTTCAAGGTCTTCGGTGCCCAACCCTTCAACTACACTGATGCTATCGATGCCCTTCCCAATGCCATCCACGCTTTCGCTGGTCCTGGTACTGCTGGTGCCGGTCAATTCATTGCTGCTGGTAATACTGATGCTAATGGTAACGTCACTGAATCTAACACTTTCGTTGATGCTGGAGCCGGCACTGCTGCTGCTGCTACTGATCCTTGGTGGAGTACTGATCGCACCAACATGACCAGCACCATGATGTCTGGTGTCTCCGACGCTGGTGTCTTCGTTCTTGCCGAGACTGCTCTTGACTTACACTGCTGGGGTGAGAACCCTGTGGTCACTGCCAAGCTTCAGCTCAACGGTCAGGACCGCTTCTCCGAGCGTGAGGGTACCTACTTCGACCTCGTCCAACCCTACCAATCCCACACCCGCAGCCCCGACACTGGTATCAACGTGTACTCCTTCGCCCTTCGCCCTGAGGAGCACCAACCCTCTGGCAGCTGCAACTTCTCCCGTATCGACAATGCTACTCTTCAACTCGTTCTTTCCAACGCCACTGTTGAGTACACCAACACCGCCAAGGTCCGTGTGTATGCTACCAACTACAACGTCCTTCGTGTCACTTCCGGTATGGGTGGCTTAGCCTACAGCAATTAAGCGTGTAGTCGATAGTCATTACAACCTTTATTCTGATGTATTAGTAAAAACCCCAAAAAAATGAAATAGTATAACTTGTATCTTCTGCTGTTCAATACAGCACAAGATAATAAAATGTATTGTAGAATATGTGAACTTGGTTGAGGAGTTTTGTATTGTAGATAATGCATCATGTAAAGTATTATGTATATAATATAATGTATTGAATGTATAATTTATTAAGAAATATTAGAATGTAATGGAGTATTCTATCTATTATGATCTTCAATATCAGAACTATTGTAATTGAGTTCTGACGTAGATTCATATTCATAATCGAATTCAGATTCCTCTTCAGATTCCAAATCCACGTTACCATGAGAAGGAATATCGGATTTCAATAGTTTATTCAGATTTCTAGCTTCTACCTTAAATGGATCAGGTTGCATAACCTTTTCAATAAGCTGATCTTCGCGAAATCGAATGGAGTAATCGTATCCTAGTTTATTTCTTCCTATACGCCCCATAGCTTGTATTGTTTTCTCTTGAGTCATGTGGGACAAATCTTTGCTGATGTATCCATGGCAAAACTGATAATTGGTTCCATAAATATAATCAGAGGATGCAATAATGAGGAAGAGTCTTTGTTTGTCAGCCAACGTTTTCATAATTTCATGATATTCTACGCTACCATGTTTATCAGAGAATACACCGATACCCATCATAAGCAGAAGTTTCCATGATTTTTCCATATCGAGCATCATGATTTTTTCAATATCTTTTGGTTCAACGTTTGATGAGAATTCATTTGTTACGACCGTTTTGTCTGTCCAGTATGTTAAGTGATTTAATTTATTTGGAACAAATAGATCATTAAGAACGATGGTAGTAAGAAGATTGGAAAATTTTTCGAGTTCTTGTTTTATTTTTATGCTGCTCATACCTTCATCAGCTTGATCAAATTTGTTCATTTTTGTTTCTTTCTGGATATCTTTTCCCAACTTATCTTCCAGAGCCTTTTCCAGTTCCATTATTTTATCGTTTATAGTTTCGTTGAATTCGATTGCAGAAAGCATGTCTTCGAATACTTTGTCGGGAACAGTAACATTCTGTAAAACAAACGTGGCAATCTTGTCGACATGTTCAGTCAAGAATATAGCGGGACCATTGGTAATAGAATGTGCGTCCTTTGTGGCAAAGTAGATGGTAGAATCGAACAACGTCCTTGACTTCTGTATTTCTTCATTTTGATTGAAATGAGAGAATATAGAATTATAATCTTCCTTGCTAATTCTTTTCAGAACGGAAAGATAATGAGTTTTGATATTGAACATAGTAAAGTCATTTACCTCGTAAAATGTGTTTGCGATAGATAAGCCTGAATAATCTCCGTCTTCGTCATTTAAGTAATTGTCGTTAACATAGTCCACAAAAGCGACAATTTCTTTGAAATCCAAGTACCGCAGTAGTGTTTTGTTGCTTTCAATATGTTCTACACAAGATTGCATATTGTCATAATCCTGAAATAGAAAATGCGGCATTACTATGGAATTATTTTTATTGAGCATAGGAATGGATTGGTAACATTCATTACTGTTTATGGATTGAATATATGCACCGTTGAATTTGGCACGAAAATCATTTACGACATCTTGTAGGTCATTATAATTTGGTAATGTAGCCGAGGAGAGTACAATATTTGGAATAACGTTTTTCTTCCAATTGTTTGCAATAATATCATGATATTCATGACTTTCGTAATCCATAGAAATGGTGGGCTCATCCCAATACATAATCAGATCATTCGCGTCGTTGAACGCATTCATATATAACATGGCGTATTCGTAGGAGGCTATATCACATATCATAATTTCTACTTTACCACCTTCACTGTTATCAACTTTTACAACTTTGCCGCTACGCTTGTCTCTAATGCATTCCATAGCGGCGTAGAAATGAAGACGAATATCATCAGCAGATTGACAACCAAATGCAAATGCGATTTTCTTTTGCATAGAAATGGCGGCTTTTGCGAGTGCTAGTCCAACGTGTCTGGCAGCGCATACGAAAATTATTTTATGACCTTCAGATAGTCCTAATGGGCTCATTGTTTTCCCTGATCCTGTAGGTGCAGTATATAGGACAAGTTTGGATTGATCGTATCGAAAAGCATTATACAATTCTTTTTGATGTGTATATAATTTTATGTCGGTATTATTTTTTAATTTCGTGTTAGTTTCAATAGCTTTTGGAGAATTTACATATAGTTGATTCACATCGATTTCGCATTTGTATTGAGAAAGAACAATATTTATAACCTCGATAAGTATGGTATTGACGTGGTAAACATTCTGAGAAAGCAATGTAAATAACGTATAATACTTTATATGAAAGTTGTCCATGTCATCTTCAAAGAATTTGTCTACCATCACTTCACATTCTTGTAATAGTTGAAAATCAAATAAAGTTGATTTGACGTGAACCAATTCTTTTGTTAAATTGGTGATCTTGATACGTTCTCCAGAATTAAGTTTCTTGTCGTGTTTCTTGTTCTTGGCGATGTAGTATTTATCGGGAATATCAAGATCGTATTTTGTCACAAGATTTCCTATTATATTTTTAAAATATTCTTTGTATAAGTAATCATGATGATCTGAAGTCCCGCTAAGTTTGAGGTATGATACTAATGATTTATTTTTATTCACTTTTAAGTTAACGTCATAGTATCCTTTAATAACGATATTCAATACTTCTTTTTCGCTTTCAGAAATAGGTATTTCCGTAGCGTCCCATTCTTTTTTGGATAAACGTTGCTGATGTAAATCTATAGATTGCATAGTGATATATATATATTAATAAGGAATATCAACTTTAATATATATTACAAAATGGATAATAATACATGAGTACATGTTTACGATATCATAATTCAATTTTATATATGGGTAGGATGGGTTGTACAAACGTGTACATAAAATACTTTCATAATATAAAATTGAAAATGAACTTGCATCAAGAAGTATCTACCTTATAAAATATACATATATATATCCCATCTCAGTGATCCCTTCAAAAGAATAAAGCGGTAAACATGAATGATAACAATGACAATTCATATAATAGTAATAATGATAGTACTCCACCGTTATGTGCGGATGAATTATTAAATAATTCAAATGGATATAGAGAAGAAATAAGAAAAGCTAATACAAACGAAACAAAGACCCCGCCTTCCAATATTTTAAAAATGGATGCATCTACCTCGTGTAGTGATTTGGAAAGATCCAATATGGAATTGTCCGAGTATATAAGAAGTGAGATAGTAGATGAGACGCCTCGTATAATAAGTATCGACGGGAACATTGGTTCTGGAAAATCCACCTTATACAAAGAGTTGCAAGAGTACTATGCTAATCGTAAAGACATATGTTTTGTACCTGAGCCAGTGGATATCTGGTCAACAATAAAGGATGATAAGGATGTGCCCATTTTAACAAATTTATATAAAGATACGAAGAAGTATGCCTTTCGATTTCAGATGATGGCTTATATATCAAGATTAAATCTATTACGCATGCGACTTGTAGAGAGAAAGCATAAAATAATCATAAGTGAGCGTTGTGTTCAAACTGATAAAAATGTTTTTGCGCAAATGCTATATGATGATAAAATGATTGAACATGACGAGTTCATAATATATAATAAATGGTTCAATGAATTTTTGGATGACATAAATATGTTTGGTATTATTTACGTGTATGCTTCTCCAGAAACGTGTTATGATCGTGTAATAAAGAGAGGACGAGAAGGTGAAGTAATACCTATTGAGTACTTGCAAAAATGTCATGATTACCATGAGAAATGGTTACATGAAAAAGATGATAATATACATGTTATCAATGCGGATACGAATATTACTGATACGGAAAATGTTGACGTAATGACGTCGTGGTTGAGAAATATCGATAAATGGATAGAACAAACAATACATAAGATTACGGATGCGGTTATCTATATAAATACGTATCCTGTAATAAATGATGATAAATTGACCATATCATATACTATTCAGAAAAATAGTGATATATTGCACAAAGAGGAGCGCTTATTTCTGAAGGACAGAAAAATGAATGAACTTGGTGATTCTCGTCGTAATCATGTAGAGTTTAGTATTGACACCGGTGAGTATTTATCAATAATAGACGGATTACGATATATAACAAGAGAAAAGGATAGTGTGCAATTAAAGATTGACAGCAGTAGTAAAATAATAGTTCGTTCGAAGAGTAGTCATGTTATTGATTATATCAATGGAGTTATTCCTGGAGAAAGAAATGGAGTAAATAAAAATTTCAAAAATATAATACATACCTCCATAATCGGATATCCAAATACAGAATTTACGTATGAATAATAATAAAAGTATAAATTTTAAAAATAAAGATACCTTTTCACATTTACCTTTATTTTTATGTTATTAGAAATTAGAAATTAGAAATTAAATAATTATGGTGCCATCAATAAGTTCTGGTTGTTACCTATTTTGCGTATTATAGAGGAAATCGGTTTATATCTGAGTATATCGAGTTCTCGTGATGTTGTAGGAAATTCTGTTTCTCCGTATATATCTTGGAGAAGGAGCCATTCGAACATGCCTCCTGGGTAAATGTATACATTAGTAAATCCGAGAGTTTGTAGTTGATTATATTTATTAAAAACATTTTGTTCATTGTTGTTCTTTCCATAAATAATGATAGTAACATTGTCAATGCAATTGTTCTGTGAAGATGGGAACCATGAGTTTTTGTTGCTACTGAGTAATTGATTTATGATTGATTCTTCATCATTCGCATTTATAGAGCAAGATATCAAACATGATTGCAAATTGGGTGGCATAGTATTTAAAATAATGAATTGATTGTGTCTGTTTCGTATGCAACGTTGTACATCTTCAAAGTTAACGTAACACTCATTTACTATTTCACTGATTTTGTTTCCCATGACAGACAGCAGGCTACTCTGTCGGGGTTATCATAAAAAGAAAAGGGTGAAAGAGTATATATATATATATATTAGGTTAATTATGTAAATTATTTTATATAGTTTTGTACTATGCTATCTTTGTTTTATTTCAAGGTTATTTCCGAATCTACGCTTTTTCTGACATAATATCAGATAGAGGATTATCCAGTTTCTTGAGAAGTTCGGATGCCTTATAGAAATGTGATTGTGGGTGAAGTTCATTACTATTGTTGTAGTTGTCTTCAACATATCGGAACGAATGATATCTCTTCAAGCTTGATGTCTTGATAGTAGAGTCTGGTGACGTTTTCACATTTCGCAGTGTTTTAATGGGGAAGAGACCCTTTAGTTTTTTTGGCGTTTCATGAGAGAATTGAACTGTTTTTTTATTGGTTGTTTTTTTCTCTGGTCTAGCTGGACAAATGTTATTACTAATAGGTTGTCTAATTGGTGAATATGCGTAATTGGTTTGAAAATTATTCAGCAATGTTTTGTAATTTTCATTTTCCTCTTTTAATGTGTTGCATTGTAATGTCATTGCGGAAATTTTGGAGAAAAGTTGATCTTTAGTGCACATTAATGATGGCATGGTAAGTGTCTTTTCAGGTTCGTCGTTATGATGATTACCGTTATCAAGAAGTCTGCGTTCTTTATACGTTTCGTTATAATCACGAATATAATTAACGTATTGTAATTCAGAGTTCATTTCGCAATTGGCAGCAATTTCATACCATTTTTCATATTCTTGAATGGTGAGTGGTCTGTTTTGTCTTTCTTCGACACTCTTTCTCCATAGATCATTATAGTATTGTTTCTTTTCATTTTCTTCTTCTGTTTTGTCGAAGAATGGTTCGGAAGAAACGTAGGAATAATCTGGGGTTTGAGAAATCATGATGAATTATGTTATGTTTTCTATATTATGGTAATTGATTGTTTGATACTCGACCTGATCCTATGCCGAAAAAAGTATTTCAATTTTATAAAATAACAAAAAAATAGATATGTATTTGTTTTGTTATTAGATTGATGATTATGTTTTTGATGATTATTTATTTATTTTTTATAAGTTAAATTATTATTATTTTTTATGTGGAATGATTTTATTATTTAAGCAGTTTTCTTGACAACCTTCTTCTTGACGACCTTCTTCTTTGCTGGCTCAGGCTCAGGCTCAGGTTCAGGCTCAGGGGCAACCTCTTGTTTTACCTCTTCAGCAATCGATTCTGTTTCTTCATCTGAGTCATCGACATTGACGTCATCCTCTTCCTCATCATCAATATCTTCCTCATCCTCTTTATCGAAATTGTTGGCAGTACTATTTAATCGTTCTTTATCTTCATCAGATAAGATCACGTGGCACTTACCGCTGCTGAAGGAAGCGCGAGGTTTGACAATACCTTGCTTCAACTTCCACGTAACGCCGAATTTTCCGTTGGCAAACCAGATACCGCCACAAAGAACAACAAGGGCAACATTGGATCCTTTGGTGATAAGGTCTTTCAATTCTGCATCAGGAGAATCAGGACTGGGATAAAGAAGTTTTTGATCAGTGTTGAAAATACCGTCGATTTTGAACTGTCCATCCCAAAAAGGGACCTTTACCTTTAGAGTAGGGGAACGGGTAGTATCAGGTTCTCCTGTAGCCTTATCCTTAGGGTACTTCAAAATAGGAGTCCACAAAGCATCAATCGCATCAGGACTCATCTTAGATTTGCCAAACCATTCCTTAGCATTAGTAATCGCATCTTCCTTAATTTTATTTTCAAATGACGTCATAGCTGCGAGAAAACTTGTTTCATCAGGTTTACCGTATCCTTCATTGGAGAATTGAAGAGCAAGATCATAGCTAACCTTTCCAGATTTTTCATCAACGAATTCATTTACTCCCCATGTTAACATAAGAGGAGTAGAAATAAAGGTTGCTGTATTAGATGCTGAATTCAAAATTCCGACTGACTTGCTGCCATGGCTATCGACCTTGGGTTTAGAATATTTTATGTCAGTGGAAGGATTGAAGTGACTTCCTTGAATAACTGCAATTTCGAATCCGGACATTTTTGAAGTTGAATAATATTAATTGACTACTAATTGATATATACAGTGCAGATCTCTCTATATCATTTGGACATCAATTTTAATAAAATGACCTGTAGGTTTGAGGGAATTGGAAAAAGTATAAAAATGTAACAAAATAGACATTATAAAATAATCGCAATTAATATTAATAGTAAATTTTGATTTATTTAAAATAGTTGAAATTGCGTAATTTGTATTATGTTTCCATTAACAAAAAATTTTAGGGCAACCACATTATTTAAAGCATTTTTTTTGAATGCGTTAGCTGCAGCGTTTATTGCTTCAATCGCAATAGAAATAAGAATACGCTTAAGTAACGACAAAGATAAATTATATATTTTGTTGAATACATGGATACCAGGTAAACAAATCAACGAGGATGTTTTGTATATGGTTACGTTTATAGTTTCGTTTGCTGCTTGTTTATTAGTATATAATATATTGTACCTATTCTTTATGTATGGTGGTGGAATGCTTACATCGAGTAGTAAGGTGACTTATTTCTAATAACAACAACAGCAACATAATAAATTCCGGATAAATGATTGTTTCTTCTCTACAAAATAAGTAACCCCTACATGTGAATATGTGTTTAACGAGTATGTATATAACAGTTGTAATGACCCGTTTTCTAGTGTAGCGTATCTTGAGAAAGTTCCATTATCGTCTTTAAATTCTGTATCTATGTTTTGGATGATATATGATTTGGAAAAATCCGTTGCTAAATCATTTCCTTTATACTTTATCATATATATTTCATCCCCTTCCTCAAATGAATATACAAGAGCTGACGTCATAATGATATAGATCCAAGTACAGATATATTGAATAGTACAAAAAGAAAAGTAGGACCAATGTATTAAAATTGAATTTACTAAGAGTATATATATTCAATATAAAGTAAAGTAACTTAGAGCGAAATAGATAAATATAGTATCTTAATGAAATATAAATTATACCATGATAGCGCCAAAAATAAACGTAGATAAATATTCTCCCAAAAATAGTATAGAGAATGGAATAATTAAAGAGGACGACGATACTATGAAAAATCGTCGTAAAGATAAAAGTCAAATATTTCAAGCATCGTGGTTTGTTTCAATCAAAGAACACGACAAATTGAAAACCGCAAAGTTTAATGTTGCTCAATTGAAAGATTTATGTACATATTACAGAGTTAAGAAGACTGGCAAAAAGATTGATCTGGTGACTAGGTTACATTGTTTTTTAAAGAAATCGCATGATGCCTTAAAAATACAAACTTGCTTTAGAAAGCATTTACGAAAAATATATGTTGCTTCCGCAGGACCCGGATTAAGAAAACGTCATTTATGTATGAATGATACTGATTTTTACACGTTGGAGGAAACCATAAATATTCCCGATTCTCAGTTTTATAGCATAAAAGACGAAAAAGGAAATATTTTTGGATTTGACATGATGTCTATCTATCAGCTTATTCAAAGCTGTCGTGGGAGAAACCAAGATAAACCTATATTAAATCCATATACACGTGAAATGCTATCGCTTGGTGATGTTCTCATGGTGAATATACGTATTCGTTTGTCAGGTGTTCTAAAGATTCCGGTTGTTACGAAACCGAAGCAGGATAAAATGGATGATGCTAAACAAGAAGAAATGGATTGTATAGCTATTTTTCAGATTATAAATGATCTCGGTAATTATGCAGATAGTAATTGGTTTGAGGCATTAGATAAAAATGAATTGATGCGTTTCCTAAAAGAATTGTATGATATATGGAATTATCGAGCTCAAATAAGTGAATTAATGAAACGTAACATTGTGAATCCTCGAGGAAATCCATTTGATACAGTAATCCCGACAGAATCATCCGATTTCAACGTAGTTAAAAAAAACGCAATGTCAGTAATAAAAAATTTAGTTACAAAAGGGGTTGACCGTGAGCATTGTTCGTTAGGAGCGTTGTATGTATTGTCGGCTCTCACGTTAGTAAGTGTCCCTGCACAAATAGCAATACCGTGGTTGTTTCATTCCGTAATGTAACAATCAAAAATAAAAAGGTTATATTATCAACATTACTTTTCATTATTATTACTATATTTGTAATAATGAAAACGTTTAGTTTAGATTTCTGTTGTTATATTTTTTCCGGTTTCTGTTGTTATATTTTTTTCCGGTTTTCTCGAAAGTATTTTACTATGATATAGAATATTTAGGAGTAAACTTTAGAATATACTTCGTTTAAATGTTGCTACATTAGTCATAATAGACATATTGCGTAAAAACACTTAAAAAGATTATACCAGATAAGTGTATAACTAATACATCAAAAACAATCAAAATGACTAAGAACGCAAAGACTACTTCTACTCCTGCCAAGGCAGCTGCTCCCGCAAAGACCGCTGCAAAGACCAAGACTGCTCCTGCTACTAAGGCTGCTGCTCCTGCCGCTGCTCCTGTCGCTGCTGCTGGTGATGACGCCGCCGCACCTGAGGAGGTCAACCCTGTTACCACTGTTCTCGATAGCTTTGGTGTTTTCATGACCAAGCTCCAAGCTGTTACTTCCCAAGTTTCTTCTTTGAAGACTGAGTTCCGTGCACTTGAGCGTCAAGTTGGAAAGGAAATGCGTGCTGCCGTGAAGGCTAGCATGAAGCACAAGAGAAAGACCGGAAACCGTGCTCCTTCTGGTTTCGTGAAGCCTACATTGATCTCTAACGAGCTTGCTGACTTCCTTGGCAAGCCTAAGGGAACTGAGATGGCTCGCACTGAGGTAACTCGTGAGATCAACTCTTACATCCGTAACCACAAGCTTCAGGACAAGGACAATGGTCGCAAGATCATTCCTGACACTAAGCTCAACAAGCTTCTTAAGATCAAGAAGGGCGAGGAGTTGACCTATTTCAACTTACAGAAGTACATGTCCCCTCATTTTGCTAAGGCTGCAGACAAGGCTGCTGCTGCTGCTGCCGCCACTGCATAAGTGCACCCGAAAACATTAGAAATCCCATAAAAAATATAAAATTAGTAAATACCTATAAAAATTAAAAAAAACACGAGACCCCCCATAAAAAATATAAAAAGACGATACCACTATAAAAAATATAAAATTAGTAAATACCCATAAAAATTAAAAAATATGAAAACCCCATAAAAATAGTTATAGTGAATGAAACTATAGACGACCTAAATAATAATAATAATATAATTAGAATTATCACAAAATTCTAATTATTTGCTATTTATATTCTTTCTGATATTGAAAACAGCAAGAATATATTTTATACAACATTACACTATAATATTGATCATGTCTTCATCAGTAGGACCTGGTATATATGTCATCATGTACGAGTTATGCATTGGTTTATATTTCCTTTTATGATAAAGGGATAATATTGAAGAGACATTCTTATGTGATGAACAATCAGAAATAAGTCTGCAGAATGATTTTATATTACTAGTTGTGTCATCAAATTGAAAAATGTTTGTTCCCTTCATATGATTCGTAGAGCACCACTTAATAAACGTTTGAAAATTATTCATCAATATTCCTGTAAATATATAATAGGAAAGAACAGAAGTAGTTTCTTGGTATTTGCAGGTCCTATTGTTATCGTGGTGATTTAGTATGTCATTGTAAAGAATATTGTGATGAGAAAGCGTCTGATGCATTTGCCTAGATGAAAACAGTATTTCATAATACATATAATATGAAAATTGTGTACAATATTCCAAAAAATTAATATGTTCCCTTTGTCTGGATGTTTTTGGCAATGTAGCAAAAGCAGAAAAGCATATATTCATAATTCGCGCCCATGTTTCACAATAAGTTTCAAATACTTTGTAATTGATATCTTGGAAATTAAATCGTGATTCGATGAATGGAGAATGATCAAAGTCTCTATGCGAGAAATCCATACCTAAACAGTGAAATGTTTCATGTATAAACACTTTGAACCATTCTTCCTTTCTGTAGATAACTATGGTAGTATCAATGTCGCACGATGAAGTATATGCTGAATTAACGTTGTTGACAGAAATGGAATTGATGTCTTTTTCGTTTCTTGCAGGTAATACTTTCTTAAAATCAGTCAAATAAATAAAAATATGTAATGTTTTAGAGCATGTTGGTGGGATTCTATGGGTTCCAATTAATAACCAGGTATGTATCAGCATAATAATTTTACTATGTTTCTCCATTTCTCTAACAGGTTCATCTTTAAAGAATACTAAATCAACCGTCACGTGACGTCCTCTTATTTCCAATGAATATTGATATGTTCTGCAATCGGAATTAGCAATATGGTCTTGGATTTGTGGAGGGAAATAGTATGCCCGATGACTATGTGTCGTACTTTCAGGTAATCCTTCATGTTCTCTATACGAAGGATGGAAATTCTGATTCTTATAATGTGTACAAAGTATTTGAAATATGTGCCTTAAAAAACGACTCGTCGTTGGATTTAGGTTAAGACAAGAGTCTAGTGTCACTGTACTGATCTCTGGGTGATCTATCATAACAGTTTCAAGTTCCTCTTTTATGGTATTGACAGAAAGCGCCATGATGAATTAAATTATCAATTTATTTTACTTATTTTTATGATGACTTTCTTCTACTATATATAACATACAAAATAATGATTTATGTGATTGACTGAAATCATTATTTATATTACAACATTCTGATATACTATTTTTATTTTCCTATTTATTTTTATTTTCCTATTTATTTTTATTTTCCTATTTATGTTTCTTTATTATGTCCATTATATCCATTACCTTGAATTTCGCTTTTTGTGTAATTCCAACATATTTCGTTTTTGTATAAGTAGAAAACTCAGCTGATAAAATGCACCGTATCATACTTGCATTTTGAGGAGTTTGTTTCTTATTGTTAAATGCATATTTAGTTATAATAAAAATATTCTCTGCTATTTCTTCATTACTCATTAATGCGTCAGAATTATTTAGTTGATCATTAAGTAATTTGATCATTTCTTGAATCAAATTAGTAATTTCTGACTCACTGACTAAATTATTCTCTGAAAGATGACAAAAGAATTGGGTTGTACCTTTTCGTTTGTTGTTGATTACATTCATTTCGCAAAATTTATCATAATCCTCGTCCGGTGATGTAGATACACCAATTAGTTCCACATAGGACTTGGAATAAGAGGAAAAAATATTTTTTATACAGTTTCCTTCACTCACGCAAAGATGCGATCGGTTTTCATATAATAACTTAGCATACGATTCAGAACTAATATTATTAATACATGCTACATTTATAATTTGTTCTGCTATCTCATTTTTTAAATCAAATGACTCTACTTTATTCACTATTTCTACAATTTGATCACTTATTTTTTTATAGGTTTTTTCTGTTAATTTATTAAGTAACAATCTTATCTCGTCTATGGTACCATTACTTCCTTCTTTATTTCTTTGTATTTTAGTAGGTTGAAATGAAGATTTATTTGCTCTCCATTTATCATCGTTGCGACTATTATCCGATGATGCCGATGTCTTTTTGTAGTGGGAAGACGAAGAGGAAGATTTGGTGTAGTGACTAGAACGACCTTTATGTACGTGAGAACTTTTCATTTCATTCGACGATGAAGATGAAGAATTAGCGTTACTTTTATCAGATGTCGCGTGTGCTGGAAATGATGGTGTTTTAGAGTACGTAGGTGCAGATACTTGTTCCGTTAAATTATTTATTATTGACATGGTCATTGATGTAAGATGAGAACAATTGTCGAAGTTATTGACTTCTACCATCTCGTAGTCTTTCATACTGTATATGATGGTAGACATATCAAAGTGCTTATGAATAAAAATAAATAGGCTTAAAAATAGTAAACAAAATGGTGTAACCTAGAATCTTTTATTGTATCAAACGATCCTATTCTTATTCAGTCAACTATGTAGTATATAACAAGATAATGTTTATATAGATCTTAAATATTACTTAAATATATAAGATCAAATATAATTATCTATATAATGGAAAATAACAATAATAAGCACAATATGAAAATAGCAAACGACAAAAATGAGGATGAAGATAGACCATCGTTACCTCAAGTGAATACTCGATGGATGGATACTGATGATCGTTCTACCGATACTGAGAAGGTAATTAACCAAGAATTTGGTGATCGTGGGAAATCGATGTCAAAATCATCATTTTATCGTGGGAATAAAAATAAAAATATACATAATGATTCAGGCAATAATATGTTTCATGCTACAGGATCGTCCTATAAAAGGTATAATTACAGGAACACTTCTAAATCCGAATCGTTTGGTAATAAAGAAAGAAGAAACAAAACAAAAGAAATAGAAGAAATGATACCCATGGTGAGAGGAGGTGAAGCTGTTCCTGAAGAAATTATAGATTGGACAAGCGCAAATTTAAAAGATGATATTGTCCGTGGTATATACGCATATGGATATGAGAATCCGTCACCGATCCAAAGTAAATCCATATCTCCTATTGTTTCTGGAAAGGATGTAATAGCTCAAGCTCAATCAGGAACTGGGAAAACAGGTGCCTTTGCAATTTCTACATTAGAAGTCATTGATGAAACGGTGAATTGTTATCAGGCAATCTTGCTAAGTCCTACACGTGAATTAGCCATACAAAGTCGTGATGTTATTAAATCAATTGGAAGCAATATGAAAAACTTAAAGGTTAAGCTTGCTGTAGGTGGAGGAGCAATGGAATCAAGTGATAATGAAGTATGGCGTTATAAAAATGTGGATACTACTACTTCCGTACAAGAGCAGGTTATAGTTGGTACTCCTGGACGTATATACGATATGATCAATCGGCGTATTATATCAACGACGCATATAAAGTTACTTATACTAGACGAAGCTGATGAAATGTTGTCTGATGGTTTTCGTTCCCAAGTGCACCAAATTTTCACATGTTTAAATGACAATATTCAAGTAGTTCTTTTCAGTGCAACTCTACCTCAAAGTGTACATGAAATTACTAGCAAATTTATGAGAGATCCAGTAAATATATTGATGAAAACAGAAATGGTTACCCTGGACGGAATATCGCAGAATTATGTAGCCGTTAACAATGATGTAGAGAAATTTGAAGTATTGAAGGATCTGTTTGAGTTTATTTCTAGTCAGCAATGTATTGTATATTGCAACAGCATCAAACGTGTGGTTGATTTGTATCAGGCAATGACACAGGAAGATTATCCAGTAAGTTGTATCCATGGCGGACAAACGAAAGATGAGCGTCTTTCATCCTATAAGGAATTCAAGTCTGGGTCTAGTCGTGTATTAATATCTACTAACGTGACATCAAGAGGTATAGATGTGCAACAAGTAAGTACCGTTATTAACTTTGACATTCCTAATGATATACATAATTACATACATAGAATAGGACGTTCTGGAAGATGGGGACGTAAAGGCGTAGGAATTAATTTAATAACTCGCCGTGATGTGAAAAAACTGAAAGAAATTGAAGAATATTATAGTACACAAATTAATGAATTGAGTGATGCTGCATTCACGAAATAAGTAGCAACGAATTTCACGAAAATAAAACATAAATGAAAATAAAAAACATAAATGAAAAACAAACGATCTAAGTATAAAATTGATGAAATAATAGCAGGCTTGTAGTCAAGTCTATTATTATTATTATCCAGGATTACAACCATAACGCCACGTACTTTTATGGATAATTAAATATTAAAATATGAACACCCCATTAACTGTGATATGTGGAAAATATAAAATACCAAATGAATTAAGAAATATAATACAAGGATACGTGCGGAATGATATGATGCATAAACACCTCAACGAATACTTACGTACTGTTAGCGATAAACAATATTTCTACGACGATTTCGTTTATGAAACTTACATAATACCGAATTGTTATTGCCCCCTGTACTATTCAAAACGAGAATGTAGCCATTGCTTCCTCTATGAAAACACCTTTTACTACAAAACAACTTCCTTCATAAATACCATTATAGATAATCCTCAATACTGCAAGGTAATACAATATGAAGAATGATATAAATAAACAAAGAAAACGAAAGTTGAATTTAGACACACGATTATCAATGGTACATCTAACCAGTCAATTTATTTTTTTAATTTTTATTTTTTTGATATGCTGAATCATGTTGTATTCAAAAGTAATGAAGAAAGGTAATCGTTCAAAGGGTAATAAAATTGTATTACGTTTATGTAGTAAAGGAACGAAAAAATTCAATTCCAACTACAGAACAGGCATGCACTTTAAATTACCAATTGAATATGTTGATAAGAAAGAATTACACAACATACGGGAAAGTATAGTGGATGATTTAGAATTGATTGACAACAAGAATACGTTTACCTATAAACAGGAGGACAAAAATAATGAAGACAAAAATACTCAAAATGCACCTTGTTCAGTATTTACTAACATCTACAATCCAAAGAGTATAATTGAAAAAAAGTATGTAGACATGCACAGTAAGTATACTACGTCAAATACAGAACATTTAGAATGTACACAGCGTATGCTGAATAAAATAAAGAATAACTCATCCGAAAAAGAAAACGAGGAAAGAATACACATAATATTTGATGATGTCCATTCAACGTGGGAAAATATACGCCATGATGAAGAATTCTTAGATAAATATTGTTATATCGATGTCGAGTACTTTAAGTTTATGAATCAATCACCATTATTTCTACAAATACTAAGTATATATAATTTGATCAGCCCAATTCTATCATTTCTATTGCCAGTTATATTGCTAATAATTCCATTTTTTATTATCAAATACAATGGAATTGAAATGTCATTAACTAATTATATGAAGTTAGTTACAGATACGCTTTCGAAACATCCGCTAGGTAATGTTTTCAATATTTTCAATGATGTACCTACAGAAACAAAGGTATATAGTATTATTAGTGTTTTGTTTTATTTTTTCTCCATGTATCAGAACACAATGATATGCTATCGATTTTATAAGAACTTTGAGTACATCCATACCGTATTGAATAGTATAAAACGTTACTTAAAAGTTACTCTGACAAATATGGATGAGTTCCATGAGAACCTTAAAAGCGACGACAGCATATCACCATCGTACAATGAATTTGATAACGATATGATGGAATTTTATGGAAAGTGTGATAAACTTTATACAGAATTGAATAATATAGAACCGTTTACATTTTCTAGTTTATCAAAAATCAAGAATAAAACATATGATATTGGTAGAATAATGAAATTGTTTCATGATATACATTTAAATGATTCTGTGATGGAGCTACTAGAATATAGTTTTCAATTTAATTGTTATTTGGAAAATATGAGGTCACTGTCTTCACAATTAAAAGATGAAATTATTAGTTTATGTACATTGGGAGAAAGTAAACTGTTCATGATAAATATGGGACATCCTGTTAGTAACATCATTGGAAAAGACAACATAGTAACAAATAAAATAGATTTAGGTAAGAATATCATTATTACTGGACCAAATGCATCTGGTAAGACAACAATACTGAAAGGAATACTATTGAATGTTATTTTATCTCATCAACACGGTGTAGGATATTACCATAAAGGGACGAGGATGCCTGTGTATAGTGAAATACATTGTTACTTGAACATACCGGATACATCTGGTCGTGATAGCCTTTTTCAGGCAGAAGCTCGTCGTTGTAAAGAAATACTTGACAAGATAGAAGAAAACCAAGAGGATAAAATGATTCGGCATTTCTGTATTTTTGATGAGCTGTTCTCAGGAACAAATCCAGATGAAGCAATATCCAGTTCTTACGGTTTTATAAAATATCTAATAAACACCAAACGTATTGATTTTGCACTAACTACACACTTGGGTAGCTTGTGTGACATGATAGAAAAGAAGAACATGAAAAGAATAAAAAATATGAAAATGGAAACTGAAGAACATATTAATAATAACGAACAAGTACCTGAAACAAAATGTAAGGAACAAGAAGAACAAGAAGAACAAGAAGAACAAGAAGAGGAATACATAAATGTTGATTTTACATATACCTACAAATTAGAGGAGGGCATATCGAAAGTAAAAGGGGGACTTAAGGTTCTAAAAGATTTGAAATATCCATCCAGTATATTACGTTTGTTTTGAATAAAAAAGATGTCATAAATTTGTAATAAAAAGTAAAAAATAAAATTTGTATAGATTGTATATTTTTTTAGTTTACAGTAAAGAAATGATCGAAGTTATATCTCACCCAATCACCCTTTTATGTTTAGGAGTTATTTTTGTTTTATGTGCTCTATTATTTTTCTATTTTAAACGTTCTATGATGGTAATAGAACAAGCACAAATGGAACAGGCAACTGTACTAAGAAATTTTATTGCTTCTATGGAAATGAGGAAACATGAGTTTTCTCAACCAAGTGCCGGATTTGCAGGTTCAATGAACGTACAAAAATCAAATCAAGATGATATTTTAATAGATGTATCTGACAACGAAATGAAATCCCATGTTGATAAATATGCATCGTCGGATGATAATGCATATGAAACTGAAAGTGATTCTGACTCGGAATATAGCACAACATCAGAAGAACATGATAATGACACCACTATTAAGGTTATTAATGTTGAAGATTTAGAAGATTTGAATAAAACGTATTCCGCATATAGCCATGAAGACTCTCATAATGATTGTATAGAGGAAATACCCGATATAGATGAATCAGTCTCTACGTCGTGCGACGACATGTTTTCTACTGATTTAGACAAAATGGAATCAGAAAAAGATAACGAAGAAGGGGGTAATATATCTGAAATTGACATGAATAGTCTTATGAAGACCTCATTTATTCACCATTCTAAAGAAACCAGTAGTAATTCATTGTCCTTGTCTACTAATGGAAATATTGAGCAATTTGATCAAATGAGTATTTTGTTATCTCATGAAGACTTCAAAGGATATACGGTTTCGCAGATAAGAGAGTATGCATTGCATCGTGGTATAATATCCAAAGGTGATAAAATGAAAAAGAAAGAGTTGGTTGACTATGTCATTGAAGCCAATATCGAAGGAGGTGCCGAACATTTGAAGGTGAATAAGGTCGGATCAGGATCTGGAAGTGATACCGTGACACCTGATGAAGTTTCCACCTCAACCTCAATAGAGGGAGCAGAAGAAAATAATTCGAATACTTCATCTAGTATTGCGATGGAAACAGAAATAGAGACTACAGAAATAGAAACAGATTATTTAAGCAATGTCATAAAATCTGATGTGGTGACCGAAGTGGAACAATATGAAAATTAATTAATATAAAAGATGTAACATATACGCAATGCAATGAACACCACATAAAAGTAAGAATATAAAGTAAGTAAAGTACATCATCCAGATTTTTTCGTTACTTAATATATGTGATAGAAATTGTCAAATAATAATTTGATATTATACCTCCATTTATAAAACTATAGAAGAATATGAGCTGGGCACAGTGCAATTCGGGATCAAATAATATCCATTTTAATTATCCTCCGCTAATGTCGGATGGGCGCAATTTTGCTTCTTGGCGTCCAGGGTCAGAAATAAATGAGCAGATAAAGAAAGATAACCATATTACTACAAGTTTCGATTACAGAAAATACATGGTAGAGAATGCAGATAAAATAATATCACAAAATCAAGTGAACGCATGCGATAGTTGTGGGTATTGTCCTTTAGACGGTAGTTGCGAAAATCAGTCGACACCATCTTCTCCATTCTTGTATACATCTTGTTTAGAGACCTCGCAACCGTATGGATATGCTAATAGCGATCTAAAATCCATGTACTTATCGAGACAGCAATTACAAGCTCGACTGGTAGCGCCAATATTGACTCAAGACCAATATTTAAACCAAGGGTTTCCAAATTCGAATTGAGAAAGCAAATAATAATATAACATAAAAAATACATACCATAAAATAGAATGTAAAATATTTTATGGTAAGAATACAATATATATATATAAGGAATCACACATTTTTCATATAGAGAAATAGACATGACAGAATGTAATACATACAAGAAAATCACAACGATAAGTGAACAATTACTTGACTCAGTAGATACAAAAGAGACAGTATCTAGCAATAGGTATGTTGTAAGCATAGACGTAGGAATAAAAAATTTGGCAGTGTGTATTTTTAATGTTAGCATATCACCATCAACATGTATAAAAAATAACAACAAATGTAGCATTATTCACTGGGATGTAATAAATTTATGTGATGAAGAGAAAGTTCGATACTGCGACCACTGTAAATTTCAAGCCGTGTACCAGAAATGTGTATCGACAACTTCTACAGAATCATCAGCATATAATATTGAAACAAAAGACATAGACACCTCATCTGTTTCAAGCATATCATCTTCGTGTAGTGATGATGAAGTAGTAGAAGAAGAATACGAGTACTATTGTAAGAGGCATTCAAAGTCCATAGATATAGCTGGATTGCCACCATTGCCTAGTAAATTAGAACCGAATGTACTGAAGAAGTGTAAATATAACGAATTAGTTTCTCTTTGTGACGAGGAGAATATAATTTTGGAAAAGATCAATAACAAGAAGTTAAGCAAAACCCAAATACTAACGGGTATCAGTAAGTACTGTAAAACAACCTATCTGGAGCTAATCAGTAAATTTAAAATTAACGCCAAAGACATCAGCCTAATAGATATTGGAACACGTCTTGTAGTCGCATTTGACCGTGTAAAACATATGATGAACTTTCAAAATACAACAGTTTTGATAGAGAATCAAATTAGTCCTTTAGCAAACAGAATGAAAACAATACAGGGAATGATTACCCAGTACTTTATCATGAATCGTGTACATGATGTCATTTTTGTATCTTCAATCAATAAACTAAAAGACTTTGTAACCGAAAGCGGAGACTATAATGATAGGAAAAAGAAGGGGGTACTTATATGTAAGGACATTATAATGTCGAGTGATAACTTTTCCGAGAAAGCGGCATTGTTAGAGAAAAGCAAGAAAAAGGACGATATGGCAGATTCATTTCTCCAAGGTTTATGGTATCTAAGAAAATATGGTTATTTCGAATTAGATAGTGCGATATATTCATCATAAAAATTTCTATTTAAAGCATAAAGCACATAATCATAATAAGAGATATTTATCATTTATTATTTTAGTTTTGCGAATAAAAAATGGATTCTATTATAGACATTTCGGATAATTTAAGTGAAGGTGGTGGAGGATCCAGTTCTTTTGGACCTGGAATCGAATTTTTAATGAATGATAAAGTGAAACAAAAATCTGGAGTAAGAAGCGATGATTCTATTGGTGTAGATGACTTGGATAATTTAGAAGATGAATTAAATGATATATCTGGAAGGAAGAATAGTGATGGATTTTCTTCTGACATGCCTTCTATCAAATTAAATAAAACAGGTGACATAGAAACAGATCATATTGGACTTTCTGAACCACCTTCTATATCGTTAAATTTAGGATCATCTACAAAAAATCAGGACGATGATAATAAGACATGGGACGGATATGGGAAATTCAATAATATCCCAGTAAATCCTGAAGTGCAGCCAAAGCAAATGGAACCGCAGCAAACGAAAGAGGAGATGCTAAAAGAGAAATTCACATTATTGAAAAAGTTGGAGGATCTCGAAAAGAAAGGTGTAACCCTAACAAAACGTTATGACATGGAGTCGTCCTTGTTAGAAATGAAAGGAGAATATGAGACACACGTATCCTTAAAAGAAAAGGATAATTCAGTAAAATTTCAGGGTAAAATGTTGATGGCTGCGATTACAGGATTGGAGTTTTTGAACAATAAGGTAGACCCGTTTGATTTGAAGTTGGAGGGGTGGTCTGAACAGGTGAATGAAAACATTAATGATTATGATGATATTTTCGCAGAGTTGCATGAAAAGTATAAATCGAAAGCATCTATGGCACCAGAGTTGAAGTTGTTGTTCCAATTAGGTGGAAGTGCCATTATGGTTCATATGACTAATAGTATGTTCAAATCCGCTATGCCAGGAATGGATGATATAATGAGACAAAATCCTGATTTGGTCCAGCAGTTTACTCAGGCTGCAGTGAATACGATGGGATCCAATAATCCTGGATTCAATAGTTTTATGCCAAATATGATGCCGCAACAACAGCAACAGCAGCAACCACCCCCTCAGAATAATCGTCAGCCATCAAGAATGATGGGAAATGATCACTCTGACCTATTCCCGGATACGACAAGTGGAAGAGGTGGACCACCTGCTCCGATAGCGACACAGGGTCCAACTTCAGTGCCTCCTCCAGTACGATCTGGTTATGTTCCATTGCAAGGTAGACCAGATATAAATGCAAGCCGAGGTGTAGAGCCTTCCACAAAATCCCCTGCGAAACGTGCAGAAATGAGAGGACCAAGTGATATTTCATCGATATTATCAGGTTTAAAAGTTAACAAAACACAAATGGGTATTCCCCCTCAACAACAAGAAGAAGTATATAAACATACCTCCACGGCACCAAGTATATCGGAAATAGATAATGATAAAGGAAGTACAATTAGTATATCTGAATTAAAGGAAATGCAGAATGATAATGCTCCTACCAAGACAAAGAGGAAGAGATCGGAGAAGAACACCATAAGTTTGGACATTTAAGAGATATATAAGAGATACACAATCTAATGTAGTATATTCATAAGTGTTTCAACGTTGAGCAGTAGATAAACATAAATACAATAAGTAACTTAAACAGATTACAATTAGTAATATTATTAACAAGAATATTGTGAATAATATTGTATATTTAAAAAAGTAATTTTGCGATGGATGATGGAAATGTATTGACAATAAAAACAGTTCAGATAGCTCCATTTCGTACCTTGATGGTTGCCTTAAAAGATATCTTGCTTGAAACAAATATTACATTTAAGAAGGATGGGATACGTATTATAAATATGGATAAGTCGCATACGATGCTTGCTCATTTATTTTTAGGGGCAGAGAATTTTGAGCATTATGAATGTAAAAAGGAGAAAATCACGATAGGTGTGAACATGTTTCATTTGTTCAAGTTAATAAATACTATAGATAACGATGATACATTGACAATGTACATTGAGAATAAAGATTTTCATGATGGAATCGTTTCTTTTCTAGGATTAAAATTTGAGAACGGTGATATCAAACAATGTAAAACACAGAAATTACGATTAATAGAACCTGATCATGATGAATTTGAGGAGCCTCATGTGGAATTTTCTTCTGTAATAAATCTACCTTCGAGTGATTTCCAAAAAATAATTCGCGATTTGTCATGCATATCAGAACGTCTTGAAATAAAATCAGTTGGAAATGAATTGATTTTTCGGTGTAATGGTCAGTTTGCCACAGCAGAAATAAAACGTGCAGAGGCAGACGGTAGTATGGAGTTTATTCAAAAACAAGATTCAACAAAAATTATACAAGGAGAGTTTTCTCTGAAAAATCTGGGATATTTTATAAAGTGCACAAATCTTTGTAGTCAAATCGAGATGTATTTAGAAAATGACTTACCCCTTGTGGTAAAATATTATGTAGCATCGCTAGGTGAAATAAAATTATGTTTGTCTCCTTTGCCAAGTATGAGTATTAACTGATCAAAATAATCGTATCATAGTCTCTCTACTGAAGACCAACAGTCACGCCAATAAACGTGTTTGTAAGAAGTGTATACTCAATATCACACAACTAAAACATATGTGAAATAGAATAAAGTAGTAAATATAAATTTTACGTGAATATAAAAGAATAAAGTAGTAAACATAAATTTTACGTTAATATATAATAAACCTTTTTTTGTATGTGATAAAAGTATTTCAATTTCAATACACGATAATTTGAGGTAAAATAGTATAATTTTTATATTTTCTAAAATATAAAAACTATGAATGATAGTGATAATGATAATGATAATGATATCAGAAGATGTACTATATGTAAGACAAGTATAGAGGATACACCATTAACATTTAACGAATGTATAAAATGTACGGAAGACAAAATAAAAAAGAAAAAAGAAAAAAGCGATAATGAAAATGACAATGAAAGCAATAATGAAAATGAAGAAGAAAAACGAGTTAGGAAGAAAAAACATCAAAAGAAAGAGTATCTAGCAACCTTAGCAGGATTAGTGTCAAAAGAATATGTTGATGCCGATGAATTTAGAGAGATTGTAAAAAGGAATGCGAAGAGTGATGAAAAAATTTCATGGACATTACGTCAAGAATATTTATTGAAAGAAATAGGAGAAAAATCTTTGTGTTATTACTTACTTCATAGAGATGAATCCATTGGATTTAAAAGAGCTTATGACATATCTATGATGTATATATTTACTCAGACTATGATTGCAAGCGTATTAATGTTTATCGCTTCTGGGTTTCAAGGTGCATCAGAACAATCAGACCACAACAACAATATTAATATACCATATATTTTTGTATTACCATTAGCTTCTGGTATTATGAATTTAGGTATTGCTTTCCAGCAGAAAGTATTAGAATTCAAACAACCAGAACGTTTTATGATAGAACACGAAACAACATCACGAGTATTCAGAGGTATATATGATGATATAAGGAAAGAATTACTTCTAGAACGAAAAGATAGATCAAATATGCCCGGATTTTTAAATGTTACATATGATCGTTATATAACAGAAAAGAAAAAGGCACCCTTCATATCAAAAATCGGATATCAGACCTTCAGGAAACGACATTTATCAAGTGAAGGTGAATTCGGTAAGATAAACGAAGAGAATAAATTTAAGTGGTGTGGTTGTATATCTAAAGAAGATAATAATGCATACGATCATTCAAGGTATAACCATAACAGCAGAGAATATTATGGAGGTTGTATGATAGAGGAATACGGTTCTGAAGAAGAAAATAAAATAAAAATAAAAATGTTAAAAAAGCAAATAATGGATAGTATGCCTGAGGATATAATAGGTTTTAAATTATTAAATATAAATAATAACGATATTGAATTTTCAAAACAGAAAGAACAATATGAAATGGATTGGGAATTAGAATACTTAAAGAAAAAAATGAAAGAAAAATTAAAAAAAGTTGATAAAATCGTTCGTAATGAATTAGACGAAGAACACTATTCAGATATAGATAGTGTAGAATTAAATGAAATAAATGAAATAACTGAAATAAATAGAAATGATAAGACCGTAAACCAATTTATTTCTAATTTTAAAAGTATTTATTGCCGAAATCCAACAAAAGAAGAGGTAGAAGAAAATCTTGAAATTAGTATTAATGAGGAAAGATTCAATAATGAAATAAGAAATAATGAAAGATTAAATAATGAAAGATTAAATAATGAAAGATTAAATAATGAAAGATTAAATAATGAAAGATTAAAAAATAATGATATAATGATCAATGAAATAATGATCAATGATATAAAAAATAATAAAATAATGATGAAACAAGAAAAAATAGATAATATTGATAATGTTTGAATAATCACAAAGAAACGATATGAACCAAAATAAATATACAAAATAAATATACAAAATAAATATACAAAATAAATATACAAAATAAATATACAAAATAAATACGTTATAAATTAGTTATAGTAATTCATGTGTATTATAACTAATTTTAAAATCACATGTGTGGGTCTAGGTCTGGGTGTGTGAGGGTTACTTCCTCTTTTTCAAAGTTTTTTTAGCCGTGTATTTGGTGGTTTTCTTTTTTGTGTCCCGATATCTGCTTTCATTGTTAAATCCCGAAAACTCGGTCCATGATACATTGGGTCTATCTTTTAGGTAAGGTGCAAAACGTTTCCATTGAATATTTTTTTTCATAAATTTATCCACATAAAACGGAATGTCGCATGAAGATCCCCATTTACCAATGAATTTTCCCTGCTGAGTTAATGTGGTATCTGTAACCATACCGTCTACAGCACCTCGAGGTTGATAAGGAAGAGGACGATCCGCCTGACTCATAAAAGCTCGATCATCTAAGTCATAATGAGAACAACATGTACGGGAGCATGGATTTTCTTTCTGTAAATAGACATCGTAATGATCTCCCAAAATATCCTTTGCAATTTGTATATCAATCTTTCCTTTATGTTTTTCCGTTAATTCTTCCAGTCTGACTTTCCTGGCTCCTTGATGTCTTCGAATATCATCGAACCCTGTGTTGACACATTCCAAATTACGGATTCTTGCATCATATGGAGCGTTGAACCCAATAAAGCACCCGTTTTTGGTTTTTTCAATATTAGAATAATTTAATCCTAATTCAATTCTCATGATTTCATTATTTTTTGTATCACCGATTAACCAAGAATTCGCATAATCTCCACTGTTGTTCTTTTGAAGTATTCTCACGTAGTCGTCGAGAGATTCAGCATATTGCATGCAAGTTCTTATACGACAACATATGGGATCACGATTCTCATATGCAAAGAAGCCACCTATGGTAGTTTCTGTTCCTATAAACCCGTTGCTTGTTATGAAAAAGTCGGTACCACTACATATATAGCCGGCACAAGCTTGAAACATGGTTTTATGTCCATCCCCTTTACTTGGATTAATAGTAACAACACAGTTTGCAAATTGTCCTACTATAAAATTTGTAAAAGAATTGTGAGCACAACATATTTTACCATCTTTTGTATAATCCCCTACAGCCAAAAATGCGGTACATCTATCATCTGCGCCTCCTTCTAGGGTTGACGAACCAATACGTTTTATCAGTTTTTTATTTTCTGCTGACATGGTATGTACTTTGTCAGCATTATCATGTAAGTAACTTAATGCATAATCTATAGAAAACATATTGTTCCATAAAACTAATTCGTCTTCTGTGATATCCGCTCCATTCTTGTTTGCTCCATCAGCTATACCTTTTATTTCTTCAAATAACTTGGAGTAATTTCGTTTCATAGTACCTTTGAAGAGAAAATTACTTGCTTCAACAAAAAAACTAAAGGGTAACCCATGAGAATCATACAACGCAAACTTGAATGTTTCAATACTTTCTTTTATTTCATCTGCCAATAAAAGCCCGTGTGCATATCCACGCTCATATGGCTTTCCTGATACAGATATTTGGTGCCATCCATTTTTCGTGGGGTACCTAATACCGTTTTTCACGCGGATTGTAGATTCCGACATAATAGTGTACAATTCTTATATATACTATTGTGTGATTATTATTTTAACTAATACACCTTATGGTGTATGTACCAGTATATTCTTACTCTAGTTTAATATCGTCAGCCTGTTCATCCTTTGTGGAAGAATTATCCCTCCCCAAAAGTTTACTAACCATTTTATTGTAACTAATTAATATAGCCCCTAAAATAATAAAAAATGCTAAAATGTCACTACGAGACAACGCCTGTTTCAAGAAGAAATGATTCAATGTTAATACTGCTGTAAATTGAGTAATCGTTAAAATGAAAATGTCTTGCACTTCTGTAACTAGTTTATTTGTATGACTAATATCGATAGCGTAAGTCATAAAAGCCCAATCCAGCCAAGCAAAGGGGATTGCCATAGCGAATGCTTTTACCATACTTAAATTAGGATATTTCAATGTATAAAAAGCACCCCACATGGACATGCTCTGCGCTAGAATAAAAGCTGCTAAAAACTTTACATAGAGAAATATTTTACTAGTTTCCATATTGACAATTATAAAATGACAAATGTGATTATGAAATAACAATAGTACTACGAATTAAAATACTGTCTAATAATATACACTACCTTTTTATTTTAAATTTTTCAAGTTCGTTAAAATTAAGAAAAATATTATGATGAAAACAAAAATATCCACACGCACCATTCTATTTTGGATCTTTCTGAACTTATGTATTGTTGCTCTGATGGATTTAGCCATGTTTCAACAAACTACACCTGGTATGGAGAATGCGTCTTTCTGGAAAAAATTAATGTGGGCAGAAATGTGGGCAACCATAGAATGGATGTTCCTTATTCCAGTGAATCGTCTTGGCAATGCATTCTTCACTGCACCACAATTATCGCTCAGTTCCTATGTCTTTAACTTTATTGGTCAAATACTCACCAATTTGTTTTGGCTTAAGAAGCCTGTCACCTTGGACGACTACTCCGCAATGGTGGTAATTCTAGGAGCTATGTATATTAGTGCCTACAAAATCCTAGGATAAAACATATATATTTACACAAGTTAATAGTTAATAGTTAATAGTTAATAGTTAAGTTAAGAGTTAAGAGTTAAGAGTTAAGAGTTAAGAGTTAAGAGTTAAGAGTTAAGAGTTAAGAGTTAAGAGTTAAGAGTTAAGAGTTAAGAGTTAAGAGTTAAGAGTTAAGAGTTAAAAGTTAAGAGTTAAGAGTTAAGAGTTAAGAGTTAAGAGTTAAGAGTTAAGAGTTAAGAGTTAAGAGTTAAGAGTTAAGAGTTAAGAGTTAAGAGTTAAGAGTTAAGAGTTAAGAGTTAAGAGTTAAGTTAATTAAATATAAACATAATGTACTATAACATATTAGGTGATTCGTTGAAACAATAAAGTAAAATAATGACAACAAAAGAAAGTGATACAGATATTCATTCATTAAATGATGAGTGGTGTATTTGGGCTCATTTACCTCATGATACAGATTGGTCTTTAAAAAGTTATAAAGTTATTCATACCTGCAAAAGCATAGAAGAAGTTGTGGAAATATGTGCAGCAATGTCTCCTAATTTTGTGAAAAATTGTATGCTGTTTGTGATGAGAAAAGGAATAACTCCATTATGGGAAGACGTAAAAAATAGACAAGGAGGATGCTTTTCTTATAAATTAGCAAATAAGCAAGTATATAGTATTTGGAAAAACATTGTCTATGCAGTAACAGGTGAATTTTTGTCAAATAACATTTCATTGCAAACAAATATAAATGGGGTTACTATCTCCCCTAAAAAGAATTTCTGCATTTTAAAAGTGTGGATGAAAACATGTGATTACCAAAATCCAAATGATATAAATACGGAGAGTGGAGTTGATCACCACGGATGTCTTTTTAGAAAGCATACACCAGAGTATTAATAAAATAAATAAAATTGTATATAAACGTATACCGTGAGATATTATATACAATTTTATTTCTTAATTTATTTATTCATAAAAATGGAAGACGAAAAACAAAATATACAAAATATACAATCCAATGATGAGAATGATAACAAGGATGAAACAAATATACAAATGATAAATAAACTAAATGACTTAATCAGTACTTATCACGATAATAACAATGTATACAGCAAATTACAAAATTTTATTTTAAATCAACTTCCTGAAACGTTATGTAATTTAAATAATGCACATATTGCCAGGGAAGAACGGAAAGACATGCTTAACAAAGAAAGCATGATTTACATTTCCAACTATTTGGAAAAGAACAAATATTATTACAATACATCTACCGAATTATTTTTTGTATACAACAATGAAAAATTTTCATTATGTAAAGAAGATGATATATTACATAACATTTTGACATCGATTAGTAGCTATAATAACAAAATGTTGATAGATTGGAAATACAAAATTAAATCCTCTATTATGAAGAAAATTCGTGAGAATGATGTCTTGACCGCAATACCCGAATCTTCTACTATACAGAATGTTATTGAACGATTATATCCTACGATTGTGGCAAGTAAAGAACGTGCCAAATATTTTCTAACAATAATAGGTGATCTCATTTTAAAGAAGTCGACCTCAGTTTATTTTGTTACACCAAAGCTGAAATCATTCTTGAATGAACTGAGTCAATTAGCATGTCGATTATTCAATACGAATAGCTTCTCAAACGTGTTTAAATATAAGTTTTATGACCATAAATTATCAGATTGTCGCATAGTAGATGTGAGCGAGTATGTTTGGTCGAATCCAGCAAAATCGTTCACACTTACCGATGCTTGGATAAATTATTTTCAACATGAGCATGCTATTGATTTGTTTTGTGTAGCAGCTCATTACTCAAGTCGTTTTGGTTCTGCTGACAATTTTATAATGACTCATAGCAATGATATAGATTTGAATAATTATACATTTTTCTTGAAGAATAATACGGAAGATAATATTATCAATTTATTTATTAAACGTTTTATAGATATACCAGAAAATAGCGAAGAGTATAATTTGAATGATCATAAGATATCTTCTAAGAACATGATGTATTTATGGAAACAATATATTGAAACAGAACGATTACCCAATGTAATTTTCACGAATAACCTAAAAGGAAAGTTTCGTGAAGTCATGAATTATGACGAATCTGAAGATGTATTCGTTGGTGTGACTAGTAAGTTATTACCAAACGTTAGTCGTTTTCTGCTATTTTGGAAGGATTTAATAGATGTGGATTTACCAGAAATGAATGAAGAGGAACTGGAAATCGATGAGTTATGCTTGTTATTTTATTCCTCCACAAAGATTCATTTTACTGATAAAACCATGATTAGTTTGATCAAACACTATTGGACCAATGTCGTAATAGAAGATAACAAATACTTGGTAAATTGTCGTTCGAAGATGTGGGATAAGAAGAAAGACATATCGCACATTTTAAAGCAGTACCAAGACAGGAAGCAGACAAAAGGAGAGGCTGATGAAGGAGAAGAATTTATGATAGATAGCGTCCCTATTTCAGAATTATACGCATTCTACAGCAAGCACCATAAATGCAAATATGTGGCTAGCAAAAGATATTTCGAGAGATACTTGCACAATGAGTATTCTTTATACATTACAAACACCAATTTCATTAAAGTACAATCTTTTGAAGTTATGTAAAATACATTTACATTTTTGTAATTCGTGAATAATTTATTTCATAATATTTTTATAATAATTATGAAATAATCAAATAATTATCTGGTAGAATTAACCAGAACTGCAATTACAATCCATACCACCTTTCTGTTTACGACCGCGTTTCTTCTGGGTCTTTTTATGACCACGCACTTTTACAGCACCAAATTTGCCTTTCTTCGCAGTATATCCATGTTTCAGTAGTCTTTTCTCCTTTTTTTCAAAGTTATGCTTTTTGACTGAAACAATACGGTTTTCAGCATTATACATTAAGTCTTCTCTAGTAAGTCCTCCTTGAGTTTTGTATGCTTTCTTGTGCATCACTTTAGGTCTAGACGCGATTAATTCATCGTATTTTTCACCTTTGATGTGATACTTACCATCAGCGTGTTTATCATGTCTCTTTACCATGATGTTATGTTATGTTATGTTATGTACTTGATTCTACTGTAATTTGATATAATTATATCTTAAAGAGAGATTATAATTATTTATTATAAAATGGTAAATAATTATGTTGTACTTTTATTTGGATTTTTTAAGGAATAGACAATGATCATTATCATTTCAATATTTACTTCTTCTTGTGGCTACGTCCACGCTTCTTGTGGGTCTTTTTGTGGTGACTCTTCTTGTGTGTAGCAACTTTGACAGCACCGAACTTACCTTTCTTTGCGGTGTAACCGTGCTTCAAGAGACGCTTCTCCTTCTTGGCGCTCTTGTGCTTCTTGACAGAAACAATGTGTCTGTTCTTGTTGTACATCAAGTCCTTGCGCTTAAGACCACCAGTAGTTTTGTATGCAGTCTGGTGCATGACCTTAGCTCTAGTACCGTCTAATTCCTCATAAACTTTACCGTTAATATGGTACTTTTTGTCTTCTCCTCTAACGTGTCTGGCTGGCATTTTGAATATATAAGTGATAATTACTAACTGTTATAACTTATAATAAGAAAATAATAGTACGCGCTAAAGTATAATAATATTTTACTTATACCTTTTCATAGATTTTTTGTGTTTTCTTTTTTTGGGGTTTCTCTTAGTTCTTCTTTTTTTGCCTCCTTTGAATAAATTGTTGCTTTCCATTTTTACTCCTTTAAAGTTATAGGCTTGCTTTCCTAATTGTATATCTTGCCAAGACATTGGAACCAATATAAATTTCTGATTTTTTTTAGTTGGTTCATAAATCACGTTCCCATCTTTGTCGAATAACTTTTTCATAAACGGAACCAGGCTGTATTTACTATTCTCCCTTTGCCATTCGTTATATTCTTGACGCTTTCCTTCATCTTCCTCATTTACTATATCTTCTCCGTTTTCATCTACTATAACTGTAGAGGGTGTTTCTGGTCGTGCGCGTTTCTTTTCATTTGGAGTTCCCTTGCTTGAAGTTTCGGACATAATCAATAAACGAAGGAATCAATAAACGAAGGAATCAATAAACGAAGGAATCAATAAACGAAGGAATCAATAAACGAAGGAATCAATAAACGAAGGAATCAATAAACGTTTAATATATAATATATTATATGGTTAGAATTTGTTTCTGGGAATAGGGACAGTACTTCGAAGTCCACTTCTAGATGTATATAATCCACCTGTGTTTGGAATGACATGTCTTTGTGTACCATGCCTAAATGATGAAGTATTTACAATATTAGAAATACGCTTGTACATAGGAAGTGGTTTTGGAATATGATGAACTACGCAATCATTACAACTGTATTTTGGTTGTGGCATACTCAACGGAACAATATATAAAATTGATAGGTAATATGATTTACGTGATATGTCTCTTATATAGTTAAATAATACAATTTTCTTTCTTTACCATATTCTATAGTTTATGAGTAAAAGGAATATATCGGTTTGTTTAGGTGTTGATTCAGAAATGTCGAAAGAAACAGAGGAAACTAAATCAAATCTTACCAAGTATCAGAAGCTTACTGATAGAGAACATATCTTAAAAAAACCGGATACATATATCGGATCGATAGAAAATACAGAACATACGAATTATGTCTTTGTGGAAAAGACGTTACCGTGTAGCAGTACCATAAATAATAATGATCAAAAAAGCACTGGTATGCCAATAGACGATGATATATCTGATCAGGAAGAAGATATTGATTCTGATGGAGACATGGACGTAGCATCAGAAAAGTGTAGCCCACAGGAAAACAATAATAAAGAAGATAATCAAAGCCGTATAGAATTAAAAGACATTCAATATATTCCGGGATTGTATAAATTGTTTGATGAAGGTATTGTCAATTGTCGTGATCATGTGATTCGTCAACAACAGGCAGTAGCGGATAAAGTAGAAGGTGCTTTACCAGTAACAAATATAGATATAACATTAGATAATGATGGTACGATTCATATGTACAATGATGGTAACGGCATAGATGTAGCCGAACACCCAGAATATAAAATATGGATTCCAGAAATGATCTTTGGTCATTTGCGTACATCTACGAATTATGATGAGAAGAAGAAAGAAAAAATAGTAGGAGGCAAAAATGGTTTTGGATTTAAATTGGTTCTTATTTGGTCCACCTGGGGTCGGGTTGAGACAGTCGATCACATTCGAGGATTGAAGTATACTCAAGAATTTAAAGACAATCTCACGGTCATTGAGAAGCCAAAAATAACCAAGACCAAGATCAAGCCATATACAAGGGTTTCTTTCCGTCCTGATTACCAACGTCTTGGTATAGATGGTCTCACTGAGGATATGTTATCATTATTCAAGAAGCGTGTATATGACATATCCGCCGTGACAAGTAAAAGTATAAAAGTGAAATTGAATTCGCAAATGATTCCTTGCAAAAGTTTTGAACAATACATTGATCTCTATATAGGTTCGAAAGGTGATACGAAGCGTGTATATGAATCAGCACCAAACGGACGATGGGAATATGCAGTTTGCTTGTCTCCTGAAGAAGAGTTTAAACATATAAGTTTTGTCAATGGTATTTTCACATCCAACGGTGGAAAGCATGTGGAATATGTTATGAATCAAATAGTACGAAAGTTGACAGCCTACATTAAATTAAAGAAAAAAGTCGACGTAAAAGCGACATCCATAAAAGAGCAGTTGATGATCTTTATTCGGTGTGACATAGAGAATCCATCATTCAATAGTCAGACCAAAGATGAATTGGGGACAGCAGTAGCCAAGTTTGGTAGTACATGTACCGTATCTGATAGCTTTATCGAGAAAATAGCCAAGATGGGCGTCATGACCGCTGCCTGTGCATTGACTGTAGTAAAAGAAAACAAGGCGGTGAAGAAGACCGATGGTTCAAAATGCAAAAGTATTCGTGGTATTCCGAAATTAATCGATGCGAATTATGCTGGTACCCAAAAATCGGGACAATGTACGTTAATCTTGTGCGAGGGAGATTCAGCCAAGGCGGGTATTGTTTCTGGTTTATCAAAAGATGATAGAAATACGATTGGGGTATATCCTATGAAAGGTAAGATTTTCAATACACGTGGAGAAACTTTAAAACGCATAAATGACAATAAAGAGATCATAGAGATGAAGCAAATTCTAGGACTAGAAGCAGGGAAAGTATACAATAAAGATACCATAGGAACATTAAGGTATGGATCCGTGTTATTTATGACAGATCAAGATCTAGACGGTTCTCATATTAAAGGTCTTGGTTTGAACCTGTTCCAAGATCAATGGAATTCCCTAGCCACTCATACCCGTTTTTTGGGATTTATGAATACTCCAATTTTAAAAGCCAAAAAGCTGTCGGCGCCAAATAAAGGGAAGGAAATGGTATTTTACAATGATGGAGAATATTTGTCATGGAAAGAAACAAATTCATCCGGATGGGATATCAAGTATTATAAAGGATTGGGTACGAGTACTGGTAAGGAGTTCAAGGAGTACTTTGCCAATAAAAAATTAGTGTACTTTGAGCATGAAGGCAATCATAGTGATGATGTGATAGACATGATATTTAATAAAAAGAGAACCGAAGAGAGGAAAGAATGGTTGTCTAATTATGATAGTCACAATTATTTGGATACAAATCAACCCAATGTAAGTTATACAGATTTTATCAATAAAGAACTGATTCATTTTTCCAAATACGATTGTGAGCGATCTATACCAAACATTATGGATGGTTTGAAGATTAGTCAACGTAAAATATTGTACAGTACATTCAAGAAAAACTTGGTCAAGGAAATCAAAGTGGCACAACTAAGTGGTTATGTTTCAGAACAATCCGGTTACCATCATGGTGAAGCTAGTTTAAATGCGGCAATTGTAGGGATGGCGCAAGATTATGTAGGAAGCAACAATATAAACTTATTAACCCCAAATGGACAATTTGGTACTCGTCTTCAAGGTGGAAAAGATTCTGCCAGTGAGAGATATATATTTACCCAATTGAATAAAGTTACTCGATATGTATTTCGTAAAGAAGATGATCCGGTTTTGGAGTATTTGGATGATGATGGTCAGACGGTAGAACCCAAATTTTATGTACCCATTGTTCCAATGATTTTGGTGAATGGTGGTAAAGGTATTGGTACCGGTTTTAGTACTGATATATTATCTTATCATGTAGGTGATCTAATAAAGTATTTGAAAAATAAATTGCAAGTGTCGGAGATGTCTGAAAAGATAGATTTCTTCCCCTACTATCGAGATTTTCACGGAACGTATGAAAGAGTAGATGAAAAGAAGTTTATGACAAAAGGACGGTATACGAAGTTGTCAGATAAAAAGATAAAGGTTACAGAATTGCCACTTGGGTATTGGACAGATGATTTTAAACAACATATA